ATATGAGAAATCCAAAATCAGGCTTGTATAAAAGATTAACAAGGTTATTTTCTGGACCAATTGTCAATTATAGACGACAGGCCCCTCATAGAGAAAAAAGAAAAGATTTAGACAAATACAGATTTAAATCTGCGTCTGGCCAACAGTTTAAAAAAAGTTCTTATGATCCTTTTGAAAATCTGACCTCAAATATTATGCGAACTCAAAATCGCATGGAAAGATATGGTGATTTTGAACAAATGGAATATGAACCAATTATAGCCTCAGCGATGGATATTTATGCAGATGAAATAGCAACATCATCGCATCTACAGCCACTATTAAGAATTCAATGTCCGAACGAAGAAATTAAATCGATTCTTGAGCATCTTTATATTAATATACTAAACATAGAGTTTAATCTTTTTGGATGGACACGCGCAATGTGCAAATTTGGAGATTATTTTCTTTATTTAGATATTGACGAAAATCTTGGTATTCAAAATGTTATGGGCTTACCACTTGCAGAGCTTGAAAGAATAGAAGGAGAAGACAAGACAAATCCAAACTATGTTCAGTATCAGTGGAATTCAGGCGGCATGACGCTTGAAAATTGGCAGGTCGCACATTTTCGAATTCTTGGAAATGATAAATATGCACCATATGGAACAAGTGTTTTAGAACCAGCAAGAAGAATCTGGCGGCAATTAATACTTTTGGAAGATGCGGTTATGGCATATCGTATTGTTCGCTCACCTGAACGTAGAGTGTTTTATATTGATGTAGGTGGAGTTAATCCAGGTGATGTTGAACAATATATGCAAAAAGTTATGACTCAAATGAAGCGCAATCAGGTTGTTGATTCTAGTTCTGGTAAAGTTGATCTTCGATACAATCCAATGAGCGTTGAAGAAGACTATTTTATTCCTGTTCGAGGGGGTGTTAGCTCAAAAATAGAAACTTTGGCAGGAGGCTCATATACAGGCGATATAGATGATATTAAATATCTAAAAGATAAGTTATTTGCAGCACTTAAGATTCCTCAAGCATATCTTTTTAGAGGCGAAGGCGCTGAAGAAGATAAAACAACGCTTGCCCAAAAAGATATTCGTTTTGCAAGAACAATCCAAAGGTTGCAAAGGTCGCTTGTCTCTGAATTAGAGAAAATTGGGATTATTCATCTTTATACGTTAGGGTTTAGAAATGAAGATTTAATTTCTTTTTCTTTACAGCTTGGTAATCCTTCGAGAATATCTGAACTTCAAGAATTAGAGTATTGGAGATCAAAATTCGATGCAGCAAGTGCCGCTACAGAAGGATTCTTTAGCAGAAGATGGGTTGCAGAGAGAATATTTAATTTATCTCATGATGAATTCTTAAGAAACCAGAGAGAGCAATTTTATGATAGGAAGTTTGAAGCGCAACTTCAAGCAGAAGCTGAAATAAGTCTTGAAGCTGCTGGCGGCCCTGGTTTGGGCGAAATGGGTGAAATTGGAACACCAGAAGCGGGCGCTCCACCATTAGAAATGCCACCAGAAGAGACCGCCCCAGAAGAGGAACCTGCGCCAGAAGAGGCAGGAGGTGAAGAATCTCCATTATTGGTAGCTCCATCAAAAAGAGATGATAAGAATAATATTTGGTGGTATAAAATGCAAGGAAAAGACGCTTCAGGCAAAAAAGTGACAACTACAGCAGCATCTAAAGGAAAAGTATATGAACCAGAGTCTTCTGATAAGCGTGATATGGGTGCCAGAAGAAGAAGCTATTTAAGTAAGACAGGTGCAAAGCAAAAAGGCCCGAGAGCGAACACCCCAGCAGGATATCCTGAATTAAAGACATATTCTAAGGGTATTTATGAAGGAGTAAACACTAATTATGATGATGAAAAAAAGATACTTCAATCAAATTATGAGATTCGCAAGTTGATTAACGAGCTTGAGACAAAGGAGAAAAGTGTTGAAGATAAAACATAATAAAAAACGTAACACCGCTGTTATTTATGAAATCTTAATAAGAGAGCTTACAAAAGCTATAATTAACAAAAAAGAAGATGCAAAAGAAAAAATTGTTGATTTCCTGAAAGAACATTTTAGCAAAAACACTTTAATGGCGAAAGAGTTGGAACTTTATAAAGCACTTTGCGAAACTTATAATTTAAATCCGAGAACAGCAGAAAAGTTGGTAATAGAGATCAGACAAAAGCACGAAGAGATCGATGATAAACTTTTATTCAAAGAACAAAGTGAGTTGATTCAAAAAATTAACAAATCTCTTGGCAAATCATTTTTTAACAATTTTATACCAAATTACAAAACATTAGCTACCATTTACCAAGTTTTTAATCAAGAAACTTCAACGAAAGATAAGGTTTTACTAGAAGAAAATATAATTTCAAATTTAACTTTAAAAAGAGGAAGCGATGAACAAGCAATGAAGTCGATGGATTCTTTGACCTACAAAACATTTGTAAACAATTTCAACGTAGAGTACGGACAAAAATTGTTTAAAGAGCAAAAAGAACTTTTAAGCAAATATGTCGCTTCCTTTATTGGCAACAGTGTTGAACTTAAAGTATTTTTAAATGAGGAAATAGCAAGATTAAAAAAGGTTATTTCAGATGGATTAAATTTAAAAGAAATAAAAGATGATCAACAAATGCAGAAAAAAACAAAAGAAGTTTTAGAAACAATTAACAAATTTAAAGATGAGAGAATAAATAAGACAATGCTTGAAAAAGTTTTACAAATTCAAGAATTAGCTAGAGAGATTATGACTTAATGGCAGTTGAACTTAAAATAGGATCTGCTGAAACAGACGAGTCCGAAGCTACAAAAAAACCACAAGACACAGTTAATCTTGTTGCCAGAAGGAGTCTTAATGGTGACATAATGATTTTTGATCATGAAGATATTGACATTGTTGTCATGCCTGACAAAAATAAAATTGTCACTTTTCCAAAAGATTTAATGGAGGATAAAGTATACTCTAGTCAGGATAGGCTGTTCTATTTTTTAAGAAAAAATGGTGTCATAGAGCCAGAGAGTGTGCAAGGTGGCAATATTTATGGCTCAATTGAGGCCGCTATTGCAAGCCCACTTGAAGAAAATGTAAGTTCTGTACAAGTTGCTGTCAGGACAATTAGTAAATTTATTGAAGAAGAAAAACCATACTTTAGAACATATCAAGAGTTTGAAGAAGATTATGATGAGAGAATTGTTGATCCTGATGCAATGGACTCAACAGAACTTGGAGAAGTCCCACATGAAAAAGAAAAGGGATCTTTACGTCATGGCTATACTCGTGGACCATATGGTATGTCAACATATTATCGTTACGAGGAATAAATGGAACTTTTATATTTTGTTTTATGCTCTTATGGCATGACCTCAATAATTGTATATAGCCATATTGTAAAGGCACCAAGACAATTTTTGTCTTCTAAATCAGACTGGTTGTGTGAATTGTTACATTGTCCGATGTGTATAGGTTTTTGGGTTGGTGTTTTTCTATGCGGAATAAACAAGTTTACAGAACTATTTAACTTTGATTGCAATTTCATTAATTTTTTACTTTTGGGTTCACTAAGTGCAGGAACTTCATATTTATTGAATGTAATTGTGGATGATGATGGAATAAAGTTTAGGAGTACAAATGATGAAAACTGATAACTACACAAAAAAATGGATGTTACAGCCTGTAAGACGTTGCTGTAAAGGTTCATGACTATGCCCAAATATTTGTTGAGAGAATATTATGAACTTTGTGAAGGCGGAGTATGCCAAGATTATCTTACGGAAGATGAAAAAAGACTAGTTCGTGAAAAGAAAGCAGTTTTTCTTACAGGGGTGATGCAACGGTATGGGATTGAAAATGGCAATAGACGTGTCTATCCAGAGAGTGTGTTGCGAAGAGAAGCAGAGCTGTATGAAAAACTTGTTAAAGAAAACCGTGCTTTAGGTGAATTAGATCATCCTGAAAGTGAAATTTTAAGTCTTGAAAGAGCCGCTCATGTAGTTAAATCAGTTTGGTGGGAAGGCAACGCCTTGATGGGCAAAGTACAATGTTTAAACACTC